TGTTTTCCCTGCATAAACAGTCACTAAAGGCACTTCACCTAATGAAAAATCACCTGATTCAATTAAATCGTAGTCTTTTTCATCAGCAGGAGAATCAAAATTGCCAGCAAATGCATCATCTTCGGTGTACATATCTTTTGTAGTTTCTTTCCTTCTATAAATTTTGTATTGCCCTGGTTCAATTACACGAATCTGATCATATACTTTTTCACCAAACTCTCCATCAGGTACAACTGCTTTTTCTGCAATTCTTACTTGTATTAATTTTCCATAATTAACTTCTCTATCTAATCTCCAACCATAAATATTTGTAGGGTCTATCTCAATCCAATAGGGTCTACGATTCTGTTGCCTTTCTTCTGCAAGACTTATAGCTCCTGTTGGTGCAGGAAAATCTACAAGCGTATTGCTATGTCCATAAGTTAAAGCACAAATTAAACTTCTTCTTGCATACTCATCTAAGTCCGACCCACATCCATCAACATCCTTTACAAATACATCTGTCCAATATGGATCGCCAATAACTGTTATAGGTTTACGAAGAATTAATCCTGTTGCAGCTCTAATTAGTCTTTGCGTATAAGGAGAAAAAACAGCACGGTTAACTCTTGATAAATATGCGTCATAATCTTCTCTCGGTTCTAACGGTAAAAATGCTTGCGAATTATCTCTTAAATATTCAGTTCCTAAACTAACTGCTTTCATTATTTCCCACGATTTTGTCATGTCTAAAACAGCTCGTGTCTTAGAAAATGGATTATCGCCTCCACCCAAATAGGTCTGACTAACAATATTTGTACGCAATGCCCCTGGCATAGAGTATGTCATCTAACTTTTAACCAATACAACATTGTTTATATTCTAAGCTCTATTCTTCTGGTTTTATTACCATTTTGTTTTATTTGCCCAATATGCAGCACTCATCTTCCCTTTTGCGATATTTGCAGCGTGTCTAGCTTTAAATGATTTCCTCCTAGCCTTATCTTTTTCACTTTGTGGGTTTTTTCCTGCTCCACTAACGCCTTGTTGCCCAAAACGTATTAACTTAATCTTATCTCCTTCCTTTGCCAAGACTGCATGAGACTTAGTTCCATGCCCAGGTGTTCTTTTAGGCTTGTTATATCCACTAAATTTTTCTTTACCTCTTGTAACTGTCATTTTTTCTTCTTTTTAGCGGTTTTTGCTGCTTTTTTAAAGTTTGCAGCAGTTGGAGCACCTTTATCTCCAGGTTTTCTCATCTTTTCTCCACTACCAGCCGCAATACGTTTCTTTTTTGCTGCAATATTTGCATATAAACCCTTCTTCTTGGGTCTTCCTTTTTTACTTCCGTAGCTTCCTTTTCCAGTTGGCATGGTTTTAGTAAATTCTGTACCCAGTTTGACCTAAAGTCTCAGGTTTTGCCAAGTTAAATTGTTGTAAACATAAGTACCCGAAAGCATCAAAAGCGTGATCAACACCAAGATTTTTATTCGGTAAACCTGTGTTTGGTGCATAAGTCAGCGTCCTTAATGACTTTATTAACTCTTTACATCTTGGGTGAATATAAGTTCTTCTGATGCTATTTGCATCAAATAAAGCAGTATTAACAGCAGTAATCTTATCTCTTATTTTCCAAGGTGCTCTAGGACTTGAAACATTAAACCCACTTCTACGGAGGATGCTGTGATCTGTAGCCCCAACACCACTCGTTTTTCTAGCACCACCCGTAGGGTCAGGACAAGCAACAATTCTGCGATCTACTCCATATCTCCTCGTCACTTCCTCCGCAAAATCCCATGTCGTAGCACCTCCAGTCATAATTATTTCATCAAAGACATATAGCGTATCGTCTTTCTTGACAGCACAAATACCAGACATCGGGTCAACGTTAAAGTCAACGCCCAATAACAGAGGCATCACATTTATATCCTCCGCAACTGTAGAAATATTGTCATCACCAAAACTAATCGCCACCAATCCACTTAAATTCTCAAAACTTGCCTCAAATTCCTGCCTAAATGTTCTCCCATCTAACTGCGCCCTAGCTGCTTCAACTTCATCTTCTGGAACATTCCCCCCCTCTATCGTCGTATAACACCACCTCTTCCACTCATCAGTAGGATCTTCCTTGCAATAACACCATAAATCATAAAACCAACTAGCTGTCCCATCAGGTGTACTAATAAATAACGCCCATCCCTGTTTATCAGCTAACGCAGGTCTAATAACTTCAAACCATACCTCCGCATCCATAAATGCAGCCTCATCTAATACAACACCTGCTAAACTCCTTCCCCTCAATGCCATCGCATTCTCCGTCCCCTTCAATTCAATAGTCGATCCATTTATCAACTCCAACCTCAAATCAGTCTCATTCTTACTCTCAATCCATACCTTCGGAACTAACTTCTTCAATGCCTTCCACGCAATATCCTTCGCCATCCGATATGTCGGAGCACAATAAAAAAATGTTTCCCCAGGCCGATCAATAGCCCCCTTCAATAACTCAATACAACTTAAATAACTCTTCCCAAACCTCCTCCCAGCTACCAACACCCTAAACCTTCTCTTATCGTTGAACACCTGCCCCTGTGCCCACCTTAAATCAATATCTAGACCCGATTGTGCGGTTTTAACTGTCATAACCTAGTATCCTATACATAATCCCTTCGATTTGTAATCGTGGCAAGAAGTAATGTAGAAATTCAAGACAACATCCTTAAAAGACAACAACGCTTGTATTGCAAACAAAGCGATGGTCTTACAACTCGTCAATGCGTTATTGAACATGCTCGCAAAGAAGGCATCTCTGAACGTCACGCTTGGGATGATTGGAAACAAGTCAAAATCTGGAATGAAGAAGATTGGTCTAAAGATAGAGAAAATATGATCTCTCGCATCCAAACAATGCGACTCCGTGCCATAGACAAGGCAATGAAAAAAGGTCAGTTCCAAACAGTTCAAACTCTCCTAGCCGACTTAGGTAAAGTTGTAGGCGAAGCTGAAGAAGTAATTAACATCAAGGCTCCTGAATTATCCATTAGGGTAGAGAATAAAAAATCTTGATTTCGAGAATATATTTAGGTTCCCCCAAGAACGTAGGGAGCTCAGGATTTCCTGAACTACTCCCCCATACATTTGTACTAGTTAACGGTTTTCAGGAAAAGCTTAAGCTGTTGCTCTCCTCTGTACTCTCCTGATTTGCTGCCCGCTAGCTCGTAGCCTTCAGGGATCTTAGCTAGCCAGTCTTGGAGCTCTTGTTTGAGATAGTTGGTTGGTGTGTTGTACATTTTGTTTGAGTTGGTTTGGTATGTACTTATTATATATCTAAATTATTAGATTAGATATATATTAGTAACAATAGTTAACAGTATAATTAATAAATAAATTACAACAAACTATTACAAAATACTTTAATGATCTATTAGATTAATATACAATATAAATAAGTTCAGTATCTTTCAACTTTCCTAACTAAAAAACTTCTCTAATTGGTTCTCTACTCTTTTATTAGAATGATTATCACTTTCTGAGATAGTGAACAGTAAGAAAGAAAAAAAGCTACCGAGCCAAACCAAACCAAACCAGTTTTAACAAATGGCAAAGTTTACAGAAATCAATCCAAACACTAAAAAAGTTTGGAGACTTCAAGAGCTACACGATGCATATTCTGATAAACAACTTCAAGTAATTTCATTGCAAGGGAGAGTATCAGAATTAGAAACCAAAGTAGACCTGAAGTACAACTGGCCTACAATCTGTAAAGCCGCTCAATCATTAGCAAGTGAAAGAGCAAAGGCAGATACTAAAAAAATTACTCGCTCAATCTATAGAGAATTATCTATTGAGTTAGTAAACTTTCCTAGGAGATAGGATTTATTAGATAGAGAATTTAATTATTCTCTATCTTTTTTTTATTCAAATTATTTTTTTTAAAAAATGACACTAACAAAAAAAGAAAGTTTTCAAGAACTTGATGCAATTGCTTTAGGTTATCAATTGTCTAAGTTGGGTTATTCATCAATAGATACTCGTGATGATGCACCCTATTTTGGAAACTGGGTTAATGTAGAAAAACTAAAAGTAATTACATACATTGAGGGAGATTACATAGAAACTACGGGAGACAATAAAGAAGAATTTAAAAATTATCTCTTAGAAAAAATTATTAAATGGTATCAAGATAGAAAAGAGTTTTTAGGTATTGATCCTGGGTTAAATGAGAAAAAAAGAGATAGTTTGATTAATTTCGGATTAGCAAACCTTATTCATTAGTTATCATGAAAAACGAAATAAACCGATTAAACAAGAATCTAGAATGTATTGAACATTTGATACATTCTGATTCTTGGCAAGAATTAAAACTAAAAAAGGGAACTATTGAGGATTTAAAAAGTACTCATATGTTAATGAAAAATAGAGTTAACCATTTAAAAAGAAAAAAAGAAGTAATAAAAGAAATTGAAAATATGAATAATACATACACAAACCAACTCAAAAAACTAACAAACTAATTTTTTTTATTATGTATCCTTTTCAAATTAACGTTTTACCAGCATATGGAAGAGACTACAAAAACAAAAAAGAGATTTTAAAAGATTACTTAGAAAATAAAGATTTTCAAGTATCTGATATTACTAATCATCCTTATCTTAATAAGAGTGATTGTCAAAAAATGGGGATAGCTTGTTTAATTATTCGTTATGGAAACCTTAGAAAGACTGCTTCAATCAATGTTGTAAAAAATAGGATGAATTAATTATGAATAAACCTACTATTACCGTAATCAATGCAAGTGGAGAAAGTAAGACTTTCTCTATAAGTGATATAGGAACCAATCAATCTTATAAAGAGACTTGCAAGCATTTAAATAAAGGATTGAATAAAAAATTATTTAATGAATTTACAAATCAATTAAACAAACAAAACACAAACCAAAATGAAATTAAAAAAGAAAAAAAAGAATGCTAATGGTTTTATTTTATGGGAAGGTAAGTCACCTATAAATAAAGCTTTAGATATTGCACTTATTGTTACTGGTTTTGAAAAAAATACAGATAATGATAAAACTGGTAATCTTTTACAGTCTTGGATTCTTTATAAGCACTTAGCACCTCATAAAGCTTTTAAAATTAAAGCCTATGGAGAATCAGTATGCGGGGATTGTTGCCACGCTACCTATAACAATCCTAAAGAAAATGGATATGCTACTTGTTACGTTAGGGTATATCAAGGCCCTAGAGCGGTTTGGGAATGCTGGCGTAATGGTAAAGGGTACGAAAATATAGGAGATAATTGGAATATATTTAATAATAAATTTTTACGGTTAGGGAGTTTTGGAGATCCCGCAATGATTCCTTTTTATATATGGGATAAAGCGTTAAAAGAAGTTTATAAGAATGCAAAAAAGAATGAAAAATTACATACAGGTTACACACACCAATGGAGAAAGGATTTTGCAAGTGATTTAAAAGGTACTGTAATGGCAAGTTGTGACGGTATGAAAGATTATATTGAAGCTACTAGTCATGGATGGAAACCATTTAGAGTAAGAAAGAAAGAAGAACCAAAGTTAAAAGAAGAGATAATTTGCCCATCAAGTATTGAAGCTAATAGGGTTAGCAGTTGTGATCAATGTTTTTTATGTGATGGCAATTCAAAACCTGTAACTATTATCCAGCATTAATACTATGAACAATGCACAAAAATTTGATCAATTAAAAGAAGAAATCAAACTTTTTATTGAAGAAAAAAAAGTTGATGGATTAATTGATTCAGATATAAAAAAAGAAATAGCCAAACCTGAGAATAAAGGTGGTTTTGGTGTAACTATTAGAACAGCTCAACGATGGTTTCTACTTTTAAATGAACCAACACTAGGAGACTATGAAACGATACAGAATATAAAAGAAGTAATTAGAAAAGGATCAAGCTTAATTAATGAAAATTTAGAAAGATTAGTATTAAGTGAGGATAAAGAAGAAAGAGAAACTATCAAAGAAGAAATAGAAATAGTTAGTAAAGCATTAAAAGGAGTTAATACAATCAAAACAGGTTAACTGTCGTTACGACAGTCGTTTCAAAATCTAGGCATTTGAAAGAGATGTAAGACCTAGAAAACAAACCTAAACTAATTGAGGCTTTTTTATTATGTCTAATCGACCTACTCAAGATGAAATAGAGAGAATTAAAGAAGAAATATTAGATGAAAACCCCGATATTAAAGAGGGATCAGTTGAATTTGATGAAGCATTTAAAGAGCATTGCATAGGTAAGGAATATTGGAGTTACTATGGTAATCCTTCATTAACTGCCCATGAGAGAAATAGATAGAAAAATGAGCAGAATTAAAGAATACCTGGCATTAAAGAATGCTCAAAAAGCAGAACTTGAAAATAAATATTTTGAAGGTGAAATAACCCTTCAAGAATATTCAACAAGAAAGACTGCTTTAGATATGGAAACTGATCATTTAAAACTATGAATGGCAAAATTAAATATTCCATTATGAATGGAAAATTATTGCGATTCCAGGTAATGAATGGCAAAAGAGTATGGATTGATCTTCCTAGTGATGAATGGTTTGCATATGAAGCAAATCCTAGTTATCAAAAACGGATTAAAAAAACAAACCTACAAACCAATTTATTTAAAGATCATGATTGAAAACAAATGGGCTTATGCAGCAGTCATAAGCATGGTATTGGCTAAAACAGCACCAAACAAAGAAAAACAAGAAGCTTGTTTGGAAGAAGTAGAAGATTCTAGAAAAAATTTAATATATGAAATTGAAAAAGAGATAATAAAAGAGGCAGAAAGAGTATCTGAGTTAAAGATAGAAGAATTTGATGCGTATTTTAAGAAGCATATTGTAGGAGCTAAAAAATCATGAAAAATAATATTATTGCCGAGACTTCTTATTTTACTGATAAGGAACTTGAACTTTTTCATCAATTAATGGAAAAGCTAATAAAAACTAGAAAGAAAGTTTCTAATGAGGCTTATCAAGCAGAAGCATATGATATTGCAGCAAAAATATTAAGAGCGATATATGCAAGAAAAGAATCAAACATTAGCTATAAGGATCACAACTCATGAATGAACAAAAGCAACCAAGTGGGAAAGTTAAACGAGTAACAGTTTCTCCTTTAACTGAAAGAGATGTATTGCTACTTGAAAAGATTGCAGAGAAATGGAAGTCAAGTGAATCGAAAGTAGCAGCTATTGCGATACATGAATGGCTTAAAAATGGATATAAAGACTATGGATGCGAATTGTTACAATCCTGATTTGACACATATTTATCTACCATGTAGGTTACATGTCATCACCTACCCTATTAAACTGTAACTGACCTGTATTATGGAAACTCAAGTAGTCGATATATCCAAGAAACTCATCGATACATGCAAGCTTCATATGGATGAATGGCACTCCCTCAAAGGGTTTATACATGACATGATTGCTCTTGGTATACAAACAAAATATAAAGACTTGACAACGTATGATACAATGAAAACCGACCGACAGAAAGAAAAAAACAAAGAAGAAAGGGAGGTTTTCTATACTAGTAAAGTAAATAATATAATAAATAAGGAAAAAACAAAAAAATGGGTTTTTGCAGAAAATAAAATTCCTAAATCACTTGAGTTTTGTAAAGATTTAATAGCTGAATTCTGGGCAGTAAAATCAGGAGCAAAGAGTGAAGAAGCATTTAAACTTCTAATCGGTTCTAAAGGCTTGAATGGCATATTTACTAAATACGGCAAGAATGCTGCCTTAGATCAGCTAGAAGAGGGCAAAGCGTGCAAGTGGAAAAGTATTACCTTAAAGAACTACGAAGCCTTTGGAAGACCACAGAAGGCTGATAAAGAACCTGTAACAGGTCATCCTGCTCAAAGAGTTTGGAAAAATGGAGGATTTGTTGAATGAAACGAGTGAATGGCGTAAAAATCCCTAAACGCAAAACAACCTCTCCTCAATTCAGGTCTAAATGGTTAAAACTTATTGACGATTATTCTTTAGATGAATGCCAAAAACTTAAAAATCATATTTTAAGTAAACGATGGAAGTACACACTTGCAAATCCTTACTCAGTTGAAGAAAGATTTGTCCTTGTTCAACTAAGCAAAAAATTAGAAGCACCAATTAAAACTTATTAACAACGAGGGATAACCACGAAAGTCTTCTTGTCGTGGACAACCCTTGATTAACCAAAAAACAACCAATTAAACAAATGCCAACAACTAAAACAAAAGCAAAATCAACTTCAACAGGAGTGACAAGCAATTCTCCAATTGCAATTACTCCTCCTGATTTCAGACATATATCAATCAGGTTAAAAGGCACTTCACCTCTTGTTATCAATCGCTTTAGTCAAAAAGCAATGATTGAAATGAAAGCAACTCAAGAAGCAGGCAGTACATCAAGAGCTAAAAAAGTTCGTACAGCAAAAGACTTTGATGCTTTATATGAAGGTGCAAAGCACAAGTCAATTGAAGGATGGGATGGAATCCATGCTGCATCTTTTAGAAATGCTGCTATTAGTGCTTGTCGTGCAGTTGGATTTAAAATGACTCACGCAAAACTAGCTTTCAGAGTGATGGAAGATGGTTGGGACATGGCTGATGGTGCTCCACTTGTAAAAATCCTTGATGGTGAAGCAGAACAATGGATTGCTCCTACTCGTAACGCTACTGGTGTGATTGATTTAAGAAGTAGACCTATGTATAGAAAATGGGGAGCTAGGTTGAATATCACATATGACGCAGGCATGTTGTCCGATGCCGATATTGTGAATTTAATTTCTAGAGTTGGAAAGCAAGTTGGAATTGGAGAGGGAAGACCTGATTCAAAACAATCTGCTGGACTAGGTTTCGGATTATTTGACATCGACTAATAGGCATCGCAGGCAAGGAATGATACGGAGAGGAAGGTGGCGACTGGTAAGACTTGAAAAGGCAAGGAGTAGCAGGCACGGAATGGCGGATGCAGATTGGCGGCGAGCGTCTGGGTCGGGCAGGGATTGAGGTGGC